CCAGTAAAGTCCAACCATTGTGCAGGGTTCTTTCCGCCCTTGTCATTCTCTACTAAGAGAGGGTGTATCATGTAAGGATCTTCCTGTGCTTTCTGTTCCAATACATCCCATGACTTTTTGAACGTGTCATAGTTTCTTGAGGATATAACTAACATACCACGTGGCGGTCTCATCTTATCAAAGTACTTTCTGATATACTCATCCATGTGTGACAGGGACATAGCCTTGCTCCATACGGAATAGATAGGGGAAAATCCATAAAGTAGGTTTGGTTTGTACTTGCCTGCCTTCCAGATAATCTCACCTTCACCATAGATAACTCGTTTAGGTTGTGGGATACCAATAGAGTATACAGAGTTTACTTCGATAACTGCCTTTAGGGCTTCAGCACCACAGCGGTCACATTTCGGTTCAACCAATCTTGCATCCCTGTGCTCAAATCGTGGACACACGAAAATTTTATTTCGCTTGTCGTCGTAGCCAATTCGACCATCACTGTCCGCAATCATTGCCACCTGTGGTGGCTCGATCCTTAGCATCTCTTTTATAATTGTTTTCTCTTGGTCAATCTTTCCTGTGGTATCGTCTATCTTGTAATTTTTAAGCAAAAGCAAGTATGCGTTATCTGCAATTTCAAAGTCTCGTTCCAACTGACGTGCTACGTCTTCAAGTGTCTGTTGGTTGGAATTGACAGGCTCGTTCATCAAGTTCTCCAAAGTCTTGCGGTGTTCTGGTATAGGTCTTACCAAATCATGGCTTCCACAGGTATCACATACAAGTGGGCTTGCCGTTGCAGCAGGGGCTACTGCCTTCTTTTTACGTGGGTGTACTCCTCCACTGTCCCCGTTGGCTTCGAATGGTTGCTCGTCAGGGTTGTCAGCGGTAGGTGCGTATTGGAATTCCTTGCTACAGTTGTTACATTTGTACTTCCATTTCTCGACAACTTCAAATCCGTTCTTGAACATTTCACGGTTGAGGGTTTCAATAGGAATTCTTAAAGCATCAATGTTATCTGCGAGTTCATAAATCATAGTAAGTGGGAATGGGAAAATTGGTAGTTTGGCACCTGTATCAGTACTCATGTACGGCTGTGCTACACTAGGTCTGGTAGTGGTCTCTGTGTAGTTTTTGTTAACAATGTTTAATGCTTTGTTTAATGCATTAGCAACAGACTTACGAATCTCGACCATGTGTGTTATGTTTCTGTCAGGTTATTTATAGTTTTTGTATCCTTGGTGCGAAGCACCTTTTAATTATTTACGTCTTTTATATATATTATAAATTACAGTCCGTACAGCAGTCGCTGCAAGTAGGTAGCCCATTACATATAGTAACAGTAACATTAGTTGAAAAGCATTTTTGACATAATCCTTGCATAGACTTTAATTTGAAAATCCTATTAATAAGTTTTATCCACCATGAAGTGAACATGATACATCTCTTTGATCTTTGCAAATGCATGGTGAACCACTAGGACTAGTAGGCTCTTCTTTGACTATAACTTTAGATTTTGACTTGATACCAGATTCTACGTTATTTTCAGACATACATTATATATGTTATAGTAGTATATATACTTAATCCTTTTTTTTGTTATGTTCTTTATATACGTCGTCTACTTCGCATTTTAAACAACTGTCAAAAAAGCATGGTTTGCTACATCTTCTACAAGTGTTGATTTCTCTGAGATGATCCTTGCCGTCAAAAGACTTTTTTAACCCTTTAATAAAGCTATCGAATATCATCATTACACATAATCTTTAATAGTTTATATACATTTTGAAGGTTATGGTTGAGTTACAAATGGACGACTTTGCAGAAATACTACGATGGTTTAATCACAAGTATGACGAAGTCGAAGATGCTGGCATGGGTGAACAGTCTAGAAAGACCTTTTGGAAACTTCACTTTCTTCTAGAAGATAAGATGGAAGAACTACATCATGAAGGTCGTGACCGTGATGCACCACGAGAACAATAAGATCCTAAAGTTTTTATATAAGATAACGTTATATAGTAGTATGGATGAATCAATTGATGAAAAATTACAAGCCATAGAACAGGCACTATTGGAACTGGCAAAGAGTGAAAGAGAATTACTCTTGAAGCAGAAGCGTTTAAGATGCGAGAAAAGTCACGCCTGTAGCGTTATGGATTTATTAGATAACGTACAAATAGGTTAGATATATATAAGAGTACATCTATTGTATATCATGTGGAAACTTGATGACTGGGGAATCTTCTTTATATGTACAATATTTCTCATGCCTATAGGCATAGCACTGTGTATCATACACAGGCGTAGCAAACATGTTGAAGAAGTTGATCACAAGTGGGACGATAGATATATTAGTCAGGATGTTATTGAGGAGTTCAGATGAGTATTGCAAGTGCTATTAACGATTTGTTAAATCTGTTACATGAGGAATGGCTCCCCGAAGACAGAAAGGATATAATTAAACAGTTGCTTATTGACATGATTGACAAGATGGAAGACAATATGAGTATGGATGATTTACGATGACTTTGAGTAAAAAGGACTTGGAGAGTATCATATGCATAGTGTGCAGTAAGAGGTATGGAGAACACACGAAAGGTAACAGTCCCAAGTTTAGCCTCCGCGAACTCATGGTATGTATGTTCCGTATACAGGGTACACTGGTTAGTGATGGTATTAATAATGCTGTTGTAAAGCCTCCCATTGAGAAGTTAGAGAGATGTAACTGTAATCACAAGGAGTCTAGTACATGAAGATACCAATCTCCGAAGACTGTCTTAGATGTAAGAGTAAGGCTAGCCTAATGGTACTTAAGGTAGATAGTGAGACTAATAACTAAATTTTCTTAGCCTTTTATATATCTTTATATACCTATATGGTTCATATTATTTTTAATTTTTCGGGTCAGGTGTGTTTCTTTTATATATCTTATTAAGTCTCTAAAATGGGATTTTCGCTCTGTTGACCACCCACAACCAGAAGACTAAAAAAAAGGGCGTGAAAGTATTTAACTATTTTACTTTAGGTGTCTTTTTCCAAACTTGGATTTGTCCACCGTACAAAACACCCTCGTAAACGAATGAGGTAATTTGTGCGTAGAAACCTTCCCTGCCTGATTGGTAGACTTTAGGCTCTAAAGTTGTTTCTTTTGATTTACCGTCTGGCATTGTGATTAATGCACTGGCAAACATTGAAACTTCTTTTGTCTTTGTTGTAGTTGACATACCATAGGGTAATGACTAGGGGGTATTAAGTGTATTGATAGCCCACGCCCACAGGCACGGGGGATTTGAACCAACGGGAATGTTTAAGTACACACTTTTCAATCTATTAGGCTAGACTAACAAGTGTAATGTTTATGTACTCACTCTAGTGATTTGGTTGAATGGTAATGTTCTTATACTCGCTTATAGTCATAGTAATGTTCTTATAGTCGCTCATTCTTCGTAATGTTTATATAGTCGCTCACTGCGTTCATTGTCCCCTACCATACCCTGCCCCAGAAAAAAACAAATAGTAATGTTCATATACTCACTCTCGGGCTGGTAAATGTTTATATACACACTATCGTGCCTAGTCACTACCATACTATAACGCTGTTATGTTATATACTAATATAAAAAAGTATTGGGATATGTTAATATAGACACACTCTCGTGTTTTAGGGGTATATACTAGGAACAAACGTATGCAATATAAGAGGGTATATCGTTCATTCTATGCTACTCTCTATGGTATTATTGTTGTTCATACTGGGTATATTGTTTAGGAACGTACATGATTCATGTAATGCCCCCTTTGGAGTTGGGGGAGAGGGTTTGCAAAGGGAGAGGGGGTTGATGGTGTGGCTATTACGGTGTATTGTATGCCTTACTAGATGCTTGTACGAAAATTTTTAATAAATGTTTATATACTCGCTTTTTTTACGACTAATTTTGAGGTTGATTTATATTAGGGAAAATTAATTTGAATTTTTATGAATAGAATTATGAACCGTACAGGGCGTAACAGGGCAGGGGAAGGTGTGTATGATGACGATACATTCAAATCCGTAGCCTCTATGCTAAATAGTTTCAAGCGACCTGATACAGCAGTAGTAGTAGACAAGAGACAAGTCATAATGAATAAAGCCTTTGCTATGACAGCACATAAACAAATAACCAATGGTAAAGAGTTTAAACAGGTTGTATCTGTTGTAAGAGAGGTTAAGACAGTTAATAGAAACCTAGCAGTTGTAAAAGATAAGCAACTAAACTCAGTACTAGTAGTAGCACCAAAAGGGTTCTTCTCACATATGAACAAACTCATTGATGCATGTAACTATTACATTGCCAACACTCCATTACTAGAGTTAGGTAATATAAAGAAGATAGAGTATCTAGATGAGACCATTGACTTGAAAGGGGTACAATTCTACGATAGAAAAGGTCTATCCAGTCTTTCATCATGGACTGAGGAAGAGGATATGGTAGGTTATATCAACAGCGTTAAGAAAGAAGCAGTTACACCTAGTAAGTTAGTTACACATCAGTTAGAGGATATATTATGACCGTATCCTCTATCCCTAACTTTACACCATGTTGGTTATGTGACAATGACGTAAATGCCGTTGGTGGTCTATTTTGTAGTGAGTTTAAGGAATACTGTTGTAAAGACCATATCACAGATAATAAGACCTGCCCTGTTTGTGACTCGTGGCAGGAACATGATACCCCACATCACATGATTCAATGGATAGTTGACAGTTCTAGTGAGAATGATGCACCAATACCACCATTTGGATTTAGAGATGGTACAGAAGTGACAGAAAGGAGTAGTATATTATGAGAGTTTGGGATACTATCTCCCCATCTCGTCTATGTAGAAAGCATCTACTTGCAGAGCATAGAGAGACATTGTGTATATGGTCAGTAATTACTAATAATAAAAAGGGCTACTCAAAACACCCTGAAACAATGAGATTTAGAGGCAATCTTAACGCTTTGGCTTATAGACATGATAAGTTAGTCAATGAGGCTACTATTCGTGGATATAACTTTAAACACCTACCTAATGCAGATGACATACTGTTGTTTAATGTCATGCCTAAAGGTTGGGATAACCAAGAAACGTCACTATCATCTAAGGTATGTGACTGTGTAAAAAAGGAGAGTATGGAATGATTACGTGGGTTGATGGATTAATATCCCCACACATTATAGTGAATTGTATAACACAAATCATGTCTTTAAGGATAACATGGGTGGCTTGTGAATAGAAGTTAACTAAACACCCCCCTTACAAGACATATAAT